TTTTAATAAAGTTTTGTTACTTTACGGTTACACCATAATGTCGTCAACTCTGAAGATACGGAAATAAGGATTAGCTCTGTCCGTTCCAACGCCATCAACGGCGACGAAAGGATTGGTAACCATACCATATCTTGTCTTGAACCCAATACGAGGTTGGAAGTCATTCTCGCCGATCGCTTTGACCATAGTCAAAGGAACGTACGGGCAATAGAACATACCAGCGTCATAAGGATTAGATCCACGATACCCAACACATGCGAAATCGCCAGTTGAATAAGGATCGATGTAGACTTTTAAGCGTCCATTAAGAACTCCGGCAAAAGTACTGCCAGTGTCATCAACGGTAAGTCCAGTGGAAAGTGCAGGAGTATAATCCATTACACCAGAAGCTGCAAGTGCAGACGCTACGTCAGAACTACAAATTACAAAGTTACCTTTGCCTCTTCGTGTTTCTTTAGAAATAACGTTTGCTTCTCTTTCGAGTTGCATTACTAGTCCTTTGAATTTTTCTGCCATCCAACGACCATCAGAGTCAGTTCCGACATCAAAGATGCCTGATACTGCTGTAGATGATTGAAGTGCACCAATTTTTGCTTTAGTTAGAATTGTTCTAACAACTTCTCTGTTGATTTCCGCAAGGATCTCAGCAGATAGGATATTAGCCAATTCGCCTTCAGCGTCTAGGCCATGGATAGCTTTCAAATCTTGTGCTAGTTCCATAGTATACTCAGCTTTAAGCGCTCTTGATTTAGCTGTAACAGTTGATTTCTCGATTGAGAAAGCCATTTCGCCAAATGCATTTGCACCTGAAATTGCTGAACCAGGAACGTGAGTTCCTTTTGCTTCAGCATTTGCTGTAGTATCACCGGTACCGAATGTAGAAACAACATCAGCTGTATCTGCAATAGATCCATCTGTGTCTGCATCAACTACACCCACTAATCCTGTTGGATCAGCTTGGTGTGTGCCTGTACCTGAGAAGTCTGTATCGGCTTCATCAAATAGTGCTTCGGTGCCACCTTGAGTTGAATACCTAGATTTAAGTGCAAAGATAAGACCTGTTGGTCCACTCATAGGCTGTACGCCTGCGATATCATAAGCAATCAGATTAGGCATTGCACGTCTAACTAAGGAAATAAGAATAGGATCAAAATTGTCGACGCCTGAACCAGTTACGTTAGCGGCTGCTTCAGTTACTTCTCCAAATGATCTTTGATTTCTTTCTTCCCTTAGGGCTACTTCTTGGTTTTCAAGAAGACGTGCAGTAACCGCTTTTCGATATTTGTCATCAATAGCTGGTGCATCTGCATGATCCAGTACCGGTGACCATTTTTCGATTAGGTTTTGGTCTGCGTTAAACATTTGTTTTTCCCCTTAGGTTTAAATGTTATATAATTCAATAACAATGTTATTGGTTATGTTTACTAATAGCTTGAGTATATGCACTCATTGAATTAGATACTTTTCCTGATTCAGGGTCTGTATCTTGTCCAGCGATTGCATCAGCTTCGTCAACTGGTCCATCTTCTGTGTTAGTAAAGTAAGATTCTTTGATGGTTTTTACTTTCGTTGAGAAAGTTTCTTCATCTTCAAAATCGATATCTTCAACTAATCCAGATAATTTTTCAGCATCTGTAGCTGCCAAGCCTGAAGATTGTTTACGCACGATGTCGGCTCTTTCATAAGATTGAGCTTGATCATGTAATCGTATATTATCTTCTGTGGATTTATTGAGTTGTTCTTCGAGTTCGGAAACTTGTTCGGCGAGATCGTCGATTAAGTTAGCCTTACCTTCTGGAACTTCAATGTAATGTTCCTTGAAAACAGACTGTAAAGATTGCATGAATTCTTCAGCGATCTCAGTTCTGAGACCTTGTTGAACTGCAACTTTATTTTCTTTCATCCAGCCTTCAATTACATAGTTAAGATAGGAATCTACCTTTTCTACGATTTCAGATTGAACGTCAGTTACTTCTGTTTCAAGATTTTGCGCGTATTCAGATTCGAGTCTATCAATCTCGGCGCCTACTTTTGATGTGTAAGCAGCTTCAAAGATAGCTCCAGCCTTTTCACGGAATCCATCAGATAGAGTAGCTTCATTAGCTACGATTAGATCTAAGTCTTCTTCCCAGTCAGTAGATTCAGCTTTAGGATCAACACTGTTAGGTGCTTTCTTAATAGCTTTCTTTACTGATCCATCGTCTTCGGACTCATCCATCTTGAACATTTTTGCAAACATTGATTGCGCTTCTTGTTTGCTAGCCTTCTTGAGCATTTCAACAGCAGCGTTAATTACTCCAGCTCTGGTTTTAGGAATTGATGGACCTTCAGGAGCAGATTCCTCTACTTCATCTTCGTCATCTTCTTCTTTCTTAACCTTAGCTTCGGCAACTTCAACTTCCTCTTCAGTTTCTTCCGAAACTTCAGACTCAATTGATTCAAGCTCTTCAACAACTTCTTCTGAATCTACTTCAGTAGGTTGCTCAATTTCTTGATCTTCTGTAGAAACGTCTTCGACTATATTTTTAATTGTGTCAGTCATAGACATATTTAATTCCTCCAAATAGAGTTTAAAGTTTAGAGAGGAAATTCTTGAACGCTTTTATCTCTAGCGCAGGCAAAGCCCTTGCAGGAGCACGTTTTATTTCAGTCTCAATTATTTCAATTTCTTGAGCTTTCAAGATACCATTGTCCCAGATCCAGTCTACGCCTTCCATTATTCCGTTAACGAAAGCGGACGGAGCAGAGGGGTCTTGGACTATGTCCACTGAAGCTAACATAAAGTCAGACTTCACGTACATGCCATCTCTACGGTTCTCAAGAGTTCCCATACCACGACTTGATACACCCAACTTAACACCACCTTCGAGCAAACCTTCAACGATTTGACCCATAGGGGTTTTTAGTATAGATGCCTTTCCAATAACATTATTTCCCTGGAATTCCAGGTTTGTAATCTTATGTGAAACCTTGTCAAGGTTAACTGTCGGTCCTTCCGGATGGTTTAATTCTCCGACGGCTCTACCTTGCGAAACCTGCTCTTTGACATATTTGTCAACGGCAGATTCCAAAATCTTTTTTTCGTATATTCGGCCATTACGATTCTTTTGAT